GAGCTACGACTACGGTCAAGTTGAGATCGCATCGGAAGTTGGCTGGGATGCATATATGAGTGTTGCTAACGGCATCATGCGTATGCTCGATAGCACGGGACTTCTTCATGGTTATAGCTTCAATAGTTGGTCTGATGTGATCACCTATGACGAAGCGTTTATCGAAGAGTGGTTGGCATCTGATCAAACCTCCCTTTATTATTCGCTTCAGGTAATGAGTGACACACAGGACAAGACCAGCGCCTACGCTGCCTTGGACGAGGAAGATGTCGAACGTTACCTGGAGTTTATTATTAATGATCCTGCTCCTGATTGTAACTGCGGCGAATGAACCCTTATCAAAAACTTTTATCACGTAAACGTACATGGACTCCTGTCCAAACCACCGCTGGTCAACTTGTTGAAGGCGCGGAAGAAGCTATCTACCGTGCCTTGGCTATCCGCCACATGGAACTACCAGTCGGTGATTTTATCCACGATGCTCTAAAGAATGAAGTTCCACATTCATCACGCGAGTTACTCGTATCCAACATTAAGGATGAAGAAAACCACGACCTTGCTTTGGGTTACATCGCCAACGCTATCGGGGTTGATGAAGAAGCTGAAGCGGAAGCGAAGCGGCTCCGTGATGCATGGATTGCACATCCTGATCACACGATCCTCAAAGCGTTGGTTGCCGAGCGTGCGATCTTTTTCGTCCTGTTACCCTTTTTCCGCTTCAATGGAGACGCTGGTCTTCGAACCGTAAGCGCTGACATTAGCAGAGATGAACAAGTCCACGTGGCTACAAATAGCTTGGTGTGTCGGGAGCTCAATCTTGATTGGAGCCCTTCTCTTGACAAGCTCCGTAAAGCAACTATCAATTGGGTAATGCAACCCCTTAAGGTTGGTAATTCCAATAAATTTCTGGACAAAAAATTTTGGCTAGAATCCAGTGATCGTCTAATGTATGAGGGCAAAGCCCCAGAACTTTCTGATACACGGCGGGCACGTATGCCAGCCTTCTTTGAACATGCAAATCCCAACCTCCCTCAGTACGCTTAATGTACTGACACTTGAGCGTTTACTAGGTGAACTAGAAGAACGCTTTCCACTTACCAATCCGCAACCCGGTACAGACCTAGACCAGATCATGTATCGTTCTGGTCAACGTAGTGTCGTGGACTGGGTTGCTTCTAGACTTTCTGAAGGAGATTAACTATGGGCATGAACCTTGCCCCCAGTCGTGACTTCATGCGAGAAGCTGTTATGAAATCTCGTGGTGGAAATGACGCACAGAAAAAACAACAACAAGAAACGACGGATAGTATCCGAAACTTTGGATTCCATGGAATGTTCGCTACTCCCCAAGCTCGTGAACAGATGAACAACGCTTTACGTGTTCGTCGATCTGAGTTGTCACCTAGTGCTGCTCGCCGTATGAATCGTTCTAATTAAAGGAGATTAATTATGTGTGGCGGACAAAAGAAAGCACATCATGCTGCTGAACAAGCTAAACGTGATGCAGCTCAGGAAGAAACAAGGATGCGGCAGGCAATGGAAGCCGCTGAAAAACGTAACAGGGAGTTGGCTGATGCTCTCAGACCTGTACCCACTGCTTACACCCCACCTCCGGTAAGCTCTAATGCTATGCTAGGTTCTGTAGGTATTCGCCCAACTAAAGCGCTGAAAAGTGGAACCCTTGGAGCCCGTCGCGGCATTTCACAACTTAGAATCCCACTCAACGTCGGACAATCTGCGTCCGGTGGAACCAATTTACCTACCTAGATAAATGAACGCACGTAGCAGGTACGATTATCTAACCAGTGACCGGCAACATTTTCTAGACATTGCAGTTCAGTGCTCTGAGCTGACCCTTCCTTACCTCATCCAACGTGATGAGATCAGACCAACTTTCAAACAACTGATTCAACCTTGGCAAGCAGTCGGTGCTAAGGGTGTGGTGACGTTGGCAGCAAAGCTCATGTTGAGTTTGCTTCCTCCACAAACCACGTTCTTTAAACTGCAAGTTCGTGACGACAAGCTAGGCACTGAAATGCCTGCTGAGATGCGCTCCGAACTTGACCTAAACTTTGCTAAGATTGAGCGTATGGTGATGGATTCGATCGCTGCTTCTAGTGATCGTGTCGTTGTGCACCAGGCACTCAAGCATCTAGTTGTTGGTGGTAACGCTCTGATTTACATGGATAAAGAGGGGCTCAAGCATTACCCACTGAACCGTTATGTTGTAGAACGTGATGGCAACGGTAACGTAATTGAGATCGTAACCAAAGAACTGATCAACAAAAAACTTCTGCCAAAAGGTTTGGTAGATGAGAAAAAAGCTATGGATGTTGTCGGTAGCAGTATGCATGGTGATGATGTAGAAATCTACACCCATGTAAAACTGGACAACAACCGTTGGATTTGGTATCAGGAAGCCCTTGATAAGAAGGTACCTGGTAGCGAAGGTAAAGCTCCTAAGGATGCAAGCCCCTGGCTGGTCCTGAGGTTCAACACCGTGGACGGTGAGAGCTATGGTCGCGGTCGCTGCGAAGAGTTCCTTGGTGATCTGAAGTCACTTAACGCACTGTCACAGTCCATCGTAGAAGGCTCTGCAGCAGCTGCTAAAGTAGTCTTCGTGGTATCGCCCTCAAGCACCACGAAACCAGCCACCATCGCCCAGGCAGGCAACGGAGCGATCGTTCAAGGTCGTCCAGAAGACATCGGTGTTATCCAAGTGGGTAAGACTGCTGACTTCCAGACTGCCATGACCCTGATGCAACAGCTAGAGCGTCGCTTGGCTGAAGCATTCTTGGTACTGAACGTTCGTCAATCTGAGCGCACTACAGCCGAAGAGGTACGCCTCACCCAACTCGAACTCGAACAGCAACTTGGTGGATTATTCTCCCTGCTGACTAACGAGTTCTTGGTTCCATACTTGGATCGTAAACTGCTGGTCCTTCAGCGTAGCGGTGAACTACCTAAGATCCCTAAAGATCTGGTTAACCCCACTATTGTTGCAGGCATCAGTGCACTTGGTCGTGGACAGGATCGTGAATCTCTCACTTCCTTTATCATGACTATTGCTCAAACTCTTGGCCCTGAAGCTCTGATGAAATTCATCAATCCTGATGAAGCAATCAAGCGTCTTGCAGCTGCACAAGGTATCGACGTACTGAACCTTGTGAAGAGTATGGAAGATCAACAAGCAGAGGCACAAGCTGCCATGCAACAAGATCAGGAAATGGCTATGATGCAAGCTGTTCCTAATGCCATGAAGGCACCACTACTCGATCCTACCAAAAACCCTAACGCTGGTGAAATTGTAAACAACGTTATGGGCGCTGACATCATTCCCCCTAATGAATAAACATGGCTGAAATCATGACCTATGACTCCACCAACGATTCGGTTGTGATGGAATCAATCAATGCTGACGAAGCAGAATCTCTCGCCATCGGTGAAGAAATGATGGCACAGCAAGAACAGCTACTTGCTGGTAAATATAAAAATGCTGAAGACCTGGAAGCAGCTTACCTAGAGCTTCAAAAGAAACTAGGTTCAGGTGAAAAGGAAGCAACTCAATCAGAAGAGACTGAGGAAGCACCTGAAACACCTGAAGAAACTGAGGATTCTGCTGTTGATTTCTTGTGGAAAGTTAACGACGAGTACGCAAAAAACAATGGTCAACTCAGTGAAGAGACCATGGAAGAGTTCAGCAAGATGTCTTCCAAAGAATTGGTTGAAGCTTACTTCCGTTATCAAAACACTGTTGAACAGGCACCTACACCACAAGGTGTAGAGCTGTCTGACGAGCAGGTCAACCAAGTTCAAAACTACGTTGGCGGTACTGAGAAATACCAAGAGCTTGTTTCTTGGGCAGCAGATAACTTCTCTGAAGAAGAGATCACTGCCTTTGATAGTGTAGTTGAAACTGGTAACATCCCAGCTATTAAACTGGCACTGCAATCACTTCAATATCGCTATCAAGATAAAATGGGTTTCGAAGGTAACATGCTTCAAGGCAAAGCAGCACAATCTAGGGACGTGTTCCGTAGTCAAGCAGAACTTGTCCGTGCTATGAGTGACCCACGTTACGATCAAGATCCTGCATATCGTCAGGAAATCATGGCTAAACTGGATCGCTCTGATCTTAAATTTTAATGAACGACACTAACATCTGGGCCAAAGAGCCACCCCTCATTATGACCGACCATCCCTATGGAGTGCCTCACAACGAACGTGCTGAGCAGCTCAACGGTCGCCTTGCTATGCTTGGCGTCATGGCTGCTCTTGGCGCTTACGCACTGACTGGACAAATTATTCCTGGTATTTGGTAATGCCTCAAGGTAAAGGGACTTACGGTTCTAAGAAAGGTCGTCCCCCTAAAAAGGGGACTAAAAAGTAATGGCTAAACAAGGTCTCTATGCAAACATCCACGCCAAACGCAAGCGTATCGCTCAAGGCAGTGGTGAAAAAATGAGAAAGCCTGGGTCTGCTGGAGCACCCACGGCTGCTAACTTCAAACGCTCCGCTAAAACTGCTAAACGT